GTTATTGGCATTGCTCGTAGCATGGGGATTAAGATAAGATGGGGTGGTAATTGGGATATGTATGAGGAGAATGGGAGATGGGAAGTGAAGGATAATAGATTTGATGATTTCCCGCATTTTGAGATCAAGGAATGATCGCAGGCCCATCGACCGACACAACGAAGGTAAAAGCGGGGCCGGGATTTGTTCTTACAGAACATGCGACAAAGATCTATCCTTGGATAAAGGACTGGGCGAGTCAGTTTCCCGCTACCCAAGAAGAGGTTTCGGGTGGAGTGAACGCCATAATGACAAACGGTGAGACCTTTATTCCCATGTCTGGTGTTAAGGCGGCGGGTAATGGAAGTTTTGAATTAGGAACCATGAGATTAAGACAAATGAATAACAAGCCAAAAGAGGGCGGTCATGCCGCTATAGATAAATTACTAGCAATGACCACGCTTCGAGGCCTAAAGCCCATGTATGGGGGTGGAGAGATCACACCGAATTATTCAGGTGGTGGATTAACTGGCTATCAAAATGGTGATTCGGTACTTCCGCAAAATTTAAGTGAGTTAATGAACGTAGAAGAGGAGCGGTTAGGGGCAGTGCCAATGAGTCTTTATATAAGACAACTTCAAGGCTTGCAAAATCCAGAGCAAGAAATATTAGCTGGGATATTGGGTACGACTCCAAAATTAAATCAAAGCCCAGAACTTCCTAGGTACAGGTCAGAAGAATTTGAACCAACGCTAACCGGCTATCAGGGTGGCGATAAAGTGAGCGGATTATCAAAATTGCTTTCGATGATCACCCCAAAAGGAAAAAGGCAAAGGGCTTATGAGGAAATGGTGCCTCAAGATATGAGAAATGCTGAAAGGGTGTATTCCCATAGTCCTTTTTATGGTGATACGGATACCCTTTTAGAGTTTGAAAACCCTGATGTAAAAGAAATAGAAGCAATTAATAGATTGGTTAAAGAAGGGGATAGAGCTGATGCTTTTAATAAATTATTATATGGCATTGTTCCACAGACTCTGGGTGAGCAGGGAACAGTTGCTAAGCAACAAGGTGGTTTAACTGGCTATGAGAATGGTGGAGGAGTTATTCCTCATCAAATGTTTGATGGGTCTCTTGGGCAATCCAGTAGGGTTGACCCTAATACAAATATGCCTCTTTATGATGCTCGACAAGTTGTATCTGTCCCCGCTGAAGAAGTAGGTGGTGGAAGTGGGCTTAGGTATTATGGAGGTATGGAAACTGGTAATAAAATTGAAAATGCAATACAGGAAGCTTATAAACTTGCTTTATCTACAGCCGCAACGTCTCCTCAAGATTCTATACCGGCAGATATGGTTAAAAAGTTTTTAAAACCAAGAAAAAAAGGCTTAATGGGCTTGTTAGGTTTTCAAGATGGTGACATGATAGGCCCACCAGTACCCCCACAGATGATGGGCGAGCAAGGGAATCGTGAGTTAAGCGATAGTATTGATATGAGGCAGGCAAACCCAGAGGTGTATCAGGGTGGTACGGGTCTTGGTGTGGTTCGCGAGCAGGCTGGAGCACTGCAAAATAGCATTAAACAAAATACAGTTGATAATGCTAGAAAGTCATTACAGTTAATGCGACTAAGGCAAATGTTACAAGACCCTGAAATGCGACAATATATCAATCCAATGAGCCTTGATTCTGTTATCAATAAGCCAAGGGATTTGGGTAATGTGTTAAGTCCAATGCCTTATATACCGAGATAATATGGATCAAGACCCGAGAGCATTACGTAACGAAGAACTCTATAGGCAATGGAGAGATGCGAGGTCTGACTGGGACATAGAGGCCCGTAAGGATATAGACTTTTATCTTGGGAATCATTTTACGACCAGTGAGTCAGATGAATTATCCTCAAGGAATCAGGCAGATATTCCAATGGATAGGATATCGTCTGCCATAGAAAAATTTAAAGCAGTTCTCACGTCAAGACCCCCAGCATTTACGATCACACCAAGAGAGGACTCTGATGTTCAGGTTGCTACTCTTTGGCGTAGTGTTATGAACTATGTGTGGGAGAAGTCAGATGGTGATTGGCAGATGAAACAGGCGATACAGGATTATGCCACCACCGGCATGGGATATCTGTATGCCTATGTTGACTCGGAATCAGATTTCGGTAGAGGTGATGTCAAGTTCACCTATATAGATCCTTTTAGAGTGTACGCATCTCCCAGCTCTAGGGATCGCTGGTTCAGCGATTCGGATGGTCTTATCCTTTCCACCATCCTTACTGGTGAGCAGGTCATCAACCTCTACCCTGAATTAGCAGACACTACAGACCCTGAGACGGGTGAGGTCGTGCCGGGGCTTATAAGGGAGCTATCAAGTTTTAGTTATGACGATGAGGATTATCCCTCCTCGCAAAATAAAAATTCAATGACGGTCTTTACTCCGGCTGAGGTGAAGGACAAGGATTATTTCGAGGTAAAGAAATATCAAGTCCTTGAAAGGTTCTATAAGATAAAAGTTCCATTTTATAGGGTCATTGACATGCAGACTCAGGAAGAGGACATCTTATCCCAAGAAGAATATTCGCAGTTCTTTCAGGAAAACTCAGAGGCATTTGACATAGGAGCCTTCACGGCTATTGAGGTCTTACAGACCCGTGTCAAGATATGTGCGTCGTTGGGTGGGGTCGTTCTTTATGAACAGATCCTGAATACTGATGAATATCCTATTATACCCCTTCCCAATATCTGGACAGGAACACCTTATCCCAAATCGGATGTTTCCAGAGCCAGACCCATGCAAAGGTTGCTTAACAAACTATGGTCTCTTGCTTTGTCTCATGCACAGGCTTCAGCCGGATTGAAATTATTGGTTCCCTTGGGAAGCGTCGATGACATTGACCAGCTTGAAAAAGATTGGGCCAATCCAAATGCTGTCATTGAAGTTGATTCCTCTCAGGGAGAGCCCCATTATCCAGCACCTCAACCTCTGGCTGGGGAGTTCTATAAATTGATACAACAGTCAGAGTTTTACATAGATTTTATATTTGGTTTACCTGAGATGATGCATGGATTTGCAGATAAGGCTCCTGAGACATCAAAGGCGACAGAGAGAATGATAGCCTTGGGGAGTGAAAGGCCCAAATCCAAACTTAGAGATATAGAGTTCAGTATAAATAAGCTAGGGAAGGTTCTCTACAATCTGTCTAAAGGGCATTATACTTACAAAAAAGTTTTTAGATTGGCACAGCCAAACAATAACATAACAGAGGTCATGGCAAATTTTTATACAGATGTGTCTGGTGCGGTTCTGGATCTGAAGAAAGAAAAGCACATATTGGAGAAACATGACATAAGAGTTGAACCGGGCTCTACAATGCCTTCTAATAAATATGCAGAACTTGCTGTGTATTTAGAGGCGTTCCAGATGGGTATTGTAGACCGATATGAAGTATTAAAGAAAAATCCTGAGTTGTTTGATAAGGAGGGCATTATGCGTAGGACAGAAGAGAAGCAAGCAATGCAACAACAGATTCAAGCAATGGAAGAACAAATAAAGAATTTGCAAGGTGACTTGCAGACAGCCCAAAGAGAATCTGTCAGTGATAGAAAACGGGTCGAGGTTGAGAAGTTTAAAACTCGTCTCTCCGAGATCAGTTCAGAATCAAAGGCAGATAAAAGGGTGCAACGTGGAAAACTAGAAAACGAGGTGAAGCTAGAGGTGGAGAAATTGTCCAGTAACCTAAAAGAGGTTCAAAACAAGGTCAGTTCAACTCCCGAAGCCTAGACATCTAAGGAGAAACTATGTCAACACTAGAACAACAGGAAGTAAACGTCTTAGACGACCAGCCAATGGCTAATGAGGGTTTTGTTCCCGGTAGCGAGAGCATCGTGGAAGATATCGTAAATGAGCAGTCTGCCCAAGATGGGTCGGGTGTTACTCAAGAAATGGTAGATGAGTCGGCTACTTTAATAGATCATGAAGCAGAGGCACGAAAGTTCCAATCCATGTATGATCGGTCACAGGCCGAGAATGCTAGATTGCAACAGGGTGGTCAGATCCTTGAACTGTTAGAGCAGAGACCCGACCTTGTACAGGTACTTGAGAACGGTATAGCTAACCCACAAACTCAACAGTCAAATGGGCAAACGGTTGAAAAAGATGATTTCAATCCTTGGGATGCTTTTACAGATGAGAACTCCGATTCAGGGAAATATGTCAATCAAAAGATAGAATCCTTGGTGAATCAGAGATTGAGATCTGCATTATCCCAACAACAGCAACAGATGCAAGCTGATATGCAAATGCAAAATACGGTAAGTGAACTAAGAGGAACATACAAGATGTCGGATAATGACATTCAGGAGTTTCTACAATTCACTACCCAACCAAAGGAGCGAGTAGGTTTAAACAATCTAGTCAAACTTTGGCAGATGCAGGGCGGTCAGTCTGTTGCGAACAATGATACAATGGAAGCGGTTAACGCCGCAAGGCAGGTTCCTCGTTCGGCGGGTGTTCTACAAGGCCAACCACATCCAAAGGCAAAGTCGCATGATGATGCCATGTGGGACAGTATTGTAGGTGCTGGGGACAAGGGACAATTTTAGTTAAATAACTCTACTTGAAGACCGGAAGGTAGTTGATAGAGAGTAATGAAGTAGGAGAGTCAAAATGGCTGTAAATACAGGCATGGTCAAGGCAACTGACATGACAAACGCCGCAACAAGCGTTTCGGGTGAAAGTACCCCTGATCAAAGACGATTATACGACTTTAGCGATAGAGTCGCTGAATTGAGTCCAGACGAATCTCCGTTCTTTGTATATTTAAGTAAGATGTCGAAATCACCTACCACGGATCCTGTTTTCAGGTTCTTGGAAAACAGGTCAAAGATAGATTGGACGACCAGATCATTTGAACTAGCGGCAGATGTGAATGGAGGGTCAGCAGTTACTGCTGGAACCCAATATTCATTTGTTGTTGATGATAGCTCAAGTGGATCTGCGGCTGATGTGAATTGGCTTGTTAAAGGTATGGTGTTTGCAGTACAGGTGCTTGATTCTACTGCTGGTGTAGCTTATGCCACAGTTAGAATTGACAGTGCTGTTACAGATGCTGGTACATCCAACACATTCACAGGGCGTATTATTTCCTTGCCAAGTTCAGACTTTAGCACAGGCTATAATATCCTTAGTGATGACGACAAATGTCAGATCATTGGTACTTCTTTTGGTGAAGGTACTGGTTCTCCTGACGCTTGGGCGAAAACATTGGATGATGATTATGGGTATACCCAGATCTTTAAAACATCAGCAGAAATGTCAAACACTGCGATTGCGACAAAATACAGAGGATATGCAGATGAATGGTCACGGATCTGGAATCTGAAATTAAGAGAACATAAGGTGGATATTGAAAGAGCGATGCTTTTTGGACAAAGAGCACGTCAAGACAGTATTCAGTACACCGAAGGTATTGTTGGGCACTGTGTGCTTAACGGAGCCCCAAGTAACGCTGATGCCGCACTTTCATACACACCGGGTTCTGCATACCAACGAACCGTAGACGAAAGTGAGTTCACATACGACAGGATCCTTGGAGACCTTGAAGTATTGTACGACCCTGCACGTGGCGGTTCTTCAGCCAAGCTTGCATTAGCTGGGCTTCCTGTAATGACCTTGTTCAACAAGTTCGGAGCAGGTGGTATCCTTAAAGAAACTTATGATGCTAATAACAGTATTCGTTACGATGTCAATAAAGAGTACATTGAAGGTTCTTACGGTCATAAATTGTTGCAAGTGCAAACAATTCATGGCGATCTGAATCTTGTTCGTGAACCTCTCTTTAGAGGGTTCTCCCATGCTTACATGATGATCGTTGACATGGCTCAAGTTGCATACCGTCCACTTATTGGTAACGGTGTGAATCGTGATACCCACGTCATAACGAATGTACAGCAGGCTGACGAAGATCTTCGTAAAGACATGATCCTCACAGAGGCAGGTCTTGAGATATCTCTTCCTGAGACACATATGCTGTATAACTTTGAAAGCGTAAGCTAAGGAGTAATGTAAAATGAGATCAGCGAGTTTAAACTCAAGTAGTGGAAGTCATCATACTGGTGAAAAAGCGTTTCAAAAGATAGACAACTCTTCGGCGTTAAGTAGAACGCTGACAGCGGCTGAATCTGGAACTCTTTTTGCTGTTGATATGTCCACAGTAGACAACAATGTCACTTTGACATTGCCAACCGTATCAGCCGCAGTAGCAGGTTGTAATTATGATTTTTGTTTCACCGTCAATTGTGACGATGATGCAGATTTTATTATCACAACTGGTGCTGATGCAACCGATATCTATGGCTATGTTGTTACTGGTGCGGCAGATAGCACAGTTGATGATTTTAATGGGCTTTCAAAAATAACCGTAGATGGTTCTGTTTCACAGGCTATTGAAGGTTTGAGAATGACAGTAATTTGCGACGGTACCAACTGGCACCTAAGCGGATATGTTCCTGTTGCGATAGGAACAGTCGTTCTTGTTGAGTCTGGAACTGCTTAATAATCCGAATAAATAAGGATAACAGTTTTGAGTACTGTGGGGGTTATCAATAAAAGGTAGCCCCCAAAACTCAAAAAGGTAAAATATGAATAAATGTATACATTGTGACAAAGATAATATCGAAAATTGGTTTATGTGCCGCTCCTGTGGGAATAGAGCGTCTGAGCCTAAGTTTACAACAAATCTATACATGGGGAGCGAAATGGGTAAAAGGACAGATATAGAGTTCACCACTACGACGATGGATGATGTCATTAAGCGTGATAAGGAAGAGAGGGCTATACGGAATGAGGCTATGATAAATAAAAAATTAAAAAATTTCAATGGTGGTCGATATGCCTAAAGTTGGTAAGAAAAAATTCAAGTACACAAAAGCGGGCAAGAAAGCCGCAAAAAAATATGCCAAGAAAACTGGTAAGAGGGTAAAATACGGTAAGAAATAATGGCTACTTTAAAAGTAAAGATACAAGAAGAGATCGTACTGGACAATCAGGACTATGGTTCCAAGAGAACATTGGAAATATCAAGTATTGATGAGATCTATAAAAGAATTGTCACCTGTCCAGCAAATGCCGAAACAACTGTTGTTCATTTTAAGCAAGTTGCGGGTGCCGCAGGTGGTGCAACTAAATTTGATGGGGCTTTGGATATACAAGATGTAAGGTACGTTAGAGTTACTAATTTAGACAGTTCTAACAATTTAACATTAAGTCTTCAAGCTGAGGTTGGTGAAGATGATTCCGGTGCAGATGTTTCAGCCAGTGTTTTATTAGAAGCTGGAAAAAGCTTTATGATGGGATCTGGGCATGATGGCATTGGAGTATCGGATGCAAATGCTAATCTAGTGACAGATCTAGTTGATCTGGATAGCCTCGTAGTTCAACCGGGAGGTAATGCTATTAGTGTTGAGGTCTTTGTAGCGAGTGTATAATGGCTAGTTTTCAAACACAGGTTATGGGATTGACAGATTTGACCATATCGAGTTCTGGAACTAATCCAACGGAAGCTCAATTAACCCAATTCCTTACGGATGGTGCTAAAGAGGTTATCAACAACCTACCCGCTAGGCTCTTACCCTTGTGTGCGGCATCTCAGTCCTTCACGTCTGGCACAGCCAATACTTTGAATACTGGAAAGGTATTAAATGTTTTTAGAAGCGATGGTGATATAAAACAACCTTGTAGAAATATAAGATCAAGTCAGCAGGGAAGGGCCAAGGATGAGGATGATATGAATTATGCCACTGTTACAGACCCTGTATATTACATAGACAATAATGGATTGGATGTTGTTCCAGATGGTGGTTCCTGTACCTATTCTGAGGTTCAGTATCCGGCAGTGGCCTATGGGGATAGTGCGATTGCAGTGTTCCCAGATGAGGCAGAACATCTTGTTGTATTGTATGGTGCTGTTAGGTCATTACAAAATGTGTTGGGTAATAAATCATCTAACTCAGATATAACAACTGCATTGACAGCTATGGATACAGAATTAGATGAAACTCAGGATATTTGCGATAAAATAGATGCTGATTTGGTTCTTGCAAAAGCGGAAGTCGTTCTTGCAAAGGCTGAAGCGGCTGAACTTGCAATTCAAACAGACAATGGAGGAGATTTTGAAACTGCTCTTGACGCTATGGCTACAGAATTAAATAAAGTTGATAATATTATTATTGAAGCAAGTGCGGAATTTGATAAGGTTGACAATGTAATTGTTGAGGGTAGTGTAGAACTTGATAAATCTACTGCTCTATTAGATTTAGGAGAAGCAGATTCAGAGGGAGCTGTAAATACTGCGGCGGGGAAAATAATAACAGAGCTCGATGAAACACAGGCTATTTGTGATGAGATTGGAGGTGAAGTAGATAAAGCTAAAACCGCACTTTCAAATATGGCTACAGAAATGGCAAATGCAAATCAAGAAATTGATGATGCTCTTACAGAAATAGGGGAGGCTATTACGTTAACAGATAGTAGTAGTTCTGATATAAAAACCGCTGTAGATGCGATGAATACAGCTTCAGATAAATTTAGGGATGCAGTTGGAGACCCATCATTATTTGGAGACCAAGATACCTATACTACTGGTACTGGGATGACAAGTGTTAAAACTTATGTTGATAGAGCGATTACTTATATTAATGGAGATTTTCCAAATGCCAATTATGATTTAGCCGCCAATCTCGCAGATGTAGATTCAGCTTTGACTGATGAAGATATTGAATTAGCTAGTAGTAGAATACAACAAGCCCAAACGACTTTAAATGCGGCTGATTCAGATTTAAAAATCGCTCAAATGTATATTACTGAATGGAATACAATGGCTGATACTCTTGTTAAGGAGGTTAATGCATTTTCATCAGAAGCTTCTTCTAGGTATGGGTGGATTTCTGCTAAAGCCCAAGTATGGGGTGGAGAAATTTCAGCGGCACAGGGTTATATGTCAGTAGCTAACGGATACGCATCTCAAGCTAGTGGATTTAATACTAATGCTCAAGGATATGCAAATGAAGTTAAAACTAAAATTGAAATAGCTAATGGATATATTTCTGAAATAAATATTAGATTACAGCAGGCGGATGCAAAAAGAAAAGAGTCTCAATCAAGATTGACTGCTGGCAACGCATATCTTCAAGAAGCTCAATCAATAATAGCCCAAGGAAATGCTTATATTGCGGAAGCTCAAGCATATGTAAATCAGGCTCAAGGATATTCTAATGAAGTTAGTGCTAGGACATCTTTCAGTTCCGCTAAGACCCAAGCAATTCAAGGATATATAAATACAGCCAAGGCTTATGTAGCTACAGCTCAAGGATTTGGAAATGAAATTCAAAATAAAGTAGGAATAGCTGGAGCATATGCTAATGAAGTTCAATCTCGATTAGCCGTAGATAATGCACAGTATGGTTGGTATGAAAAGCAACAGGCTAAATTGCAAGCAGATTATGATAAAGGATTACAGGCATTACAATAATGGCAATTCACTCTTTAACGGTAAAGCAAATAATAAGTAGGGTTAGACAAACATTTCCCGATGCACCAGAGGCATATATCATGTCGTTGGTCAATGATGCGATCAATGAACTTGGGCAGTATTCTCAAAAGTCCATGTCTGCAAAGGTAGACATAGTAGCAGATCAGATGTTCTATGATATTTCAGACAGTGCTACGGATTCATCTGGCAATGCGATGGGTATCAATAAGGTTCATAGGGTTGATATTATGGATGACGCAGGGGATTACATCATGGTGCCAAGAGCATTGGATGGTGAGCCATTGATGTTTGACATCACATCGGAATCTGCGATAAAGGAGCCTTCGTAATGGCAAGCAATCTCAAGTATCCAGAAAATAGAACGCTGTATTTTATTAGGGGGGATCACTTAGGGCTGGTCACTACTTACGATTCATCAGGGGACACAAGAACCTCTAGGAAGATGTATCAGGCATTTGATCATGCTGTGACAAATGGTATGATCATACACTATTATGGGAACCCTAAGAAGGTTACATCAGTGACCAATACCCCAGACGTTGATAATCTTTTTCATTCTGCCATTGTTGATTATGTCAAGAAATGTTTATATATGGACAAGGCTGGCAATGAGTCCGATGCAGGAATGGCTCAGGTATCCATGGGCCTTATGATGCAACATGAAAGAAAATTTGATACAGCTATAAAAAAATATGGTACAAAGAAACGAAGCAAGACCGGGGGTACTAGAGCAGTAGTCCCAGCAAATTTCATATAACACACCTAACAGGTTGATTATGTATCTATCTATGGAGTAGATTGCATACATAATTCTATCAATATTTAAACGATCTCAGATAAGGAGCATTCTCGCCTCGCAAGCTGAGTGATATAACAGGAGAATAAAATGGCAAATCTACAAAAATTCAGAACACACGAAGCACTGAATACCACAGCGGCTGGTACCTTCTCAGTTGCAGACGCATCATCAGGTGGCTTGGGTGGTAGCTCAGGTGCCCAGATCACGGCAGGTTCAAGTGCCAGTACTGGAAACACAAAGCACTTTGACCTCGCACAGGGAACACATCAGATACTCATATATGCGGCTGGTGATGTTTATTTCAACTTTGCAACCTCAGACCTTGACATTGATGCTGACATAGACCTCATCCTTCCGGGTGGGAGCCTAACAAGTGTGGCAGTCCCAGTTGCTATTAGAAGTACCTCTGGGGATGTGATCAGGTTTAATTTCAATTCTACATCATCTACTGCTCATGCAGTCAGGATAGTGGAGGTTTAAGATGATCGGTAAATTAATAGGCTCCGCTGGATTTCTAAGTTCTGGCGGTACAATAGGTGGTGACTTGACCATTGATGGTGATTTAACTGTAAATGGTGATGGGAGTTACGCATATTCAGAAGTATTAACTGGTGATATGAAGATTACCAACTCTAACGATGGTGCTTTTGTTGAGGCATTGACGTTAGAGAATGACGAGGTAGCTGGAGGCTCTGCTACTGGAGTGCTATTTAAAGCTGGTGATAGTGGTGATGGGGCTAAGGGTGGTATTACTTATTCAAAAACTGCTTCTTATGGAAGAGGCTCAATATCGTTTTTACAGAATACTGATACTGATAATACTGCCGCTGGACTAAGTGATGCAGTAATGACGATTCTTACTGATGGCTCCGTGGGAATTGGAACTAATGACCCAGATGCTAATATGCACATTTTCAAAGCAAGTGCTGGTTCTATTTCTGCTCATTCTGATGCTGTTTTAGCAGTTGAAAATAGTGGGAATACTGCCATAACTATTTTAAGTGGCAATGGAAGTCATGGTCAAATACACTTTGGAGATGATGGGCAAAATGATGATGGAGTATTAGGGTATGACCAAACATCAAATAAATTTTATGTATTAACTAACCACAGCACTACTAAAAAACTGGTAGTAGACGCAAATGGAAAAGTTGGGATTAATTCTGCAACGCCTACTCACGGAAAGGTTGAGATTATTGGAGATTCAGATGCTTTCCAATTAGTGATGAGTGATGTAGCTGATGATGACGATACTATTAAAGAAGCCAGAATTGGGATGATGCACTATAAACAAGCAGAAGAACCAGTCACTTTAATGTTTGCTCAATCTGCTGGTGCAGGGAATACAATTTATATAGGCGGTGGAACTGGTTCTGGTAATCACGCTACAAGTGTTGCTATTGCTACTGCATCAACTTACAATAGTACATCAACTACTACTAATATGATAGTAGACAACGACTCCCGAATCTCACTAAGTAATAATGATGATGGTACTTCAAATACCATATTTGGAAAAAGTGCGGGTGCAACTTTAGATGCTGGCTCTAATTATAATGTATTTATAGGTCATCAAGTAGCTGGTGAAAATACATTAAATAATGCTACTCAAAATACTATGGTAGGATATAGGACGGGGTATGGCTTAACGTCTGGGGATAGTAACACCATGATGGGTAGACAGGCGGGATTAGAAATCGAAGATGGTCATAATAATACACTTATAGGAATGAACGCCGGTGCTGGAACTGTTTTAGGTGGATATTTAGTAGCCGTTGGTGATGCGGCAATGGGGAGTGGTGTTGTAACTGCCGCCGCTGATGGTGCAGTTGCAGTGGGAGCATCTGCACTCAACGCCCTCACTTCTGGTGCTGGCAGTACTGCTGTGGGATATACTGCTGGTCAAAGCGTAACTACGGGGGAAAATAATACTGCACTCGGTTATGGTTCTATGGGGGAAGCAACAGGTAATGCTATTACTGGTGGTGATAATACTTGTGTGGGTTTTAAGGCAGGGTTTGAATTGTCGGGTTCAGCGAGTCATAATACACTTGTCGGAACATTAACTGGTTGGAACTTGGAAGGTGTAAATGGAAATACTGCTGTAGGTAGATATGCTCTACAGACAACTACATCCGCAGTTGATTGTGTAGCTATAGGTAAATTAGCTATGAACTCAGGTACTGCTACTCAAGCTGGAACTGTAGCCATTGGTACATCTGCTCTCACCGCACTCGCTGATGGTGCTGGGAATACGGCTGTTGGGTATAATTCTGGGGTGGCTCTAACAACAGGAGAACGTAATACCATTTTAGGTTATGGTGCTTTGGATGCGGCTTCAACAGAAGCAGATGATAATGTTGCAATAGGCTATGATGCGTTAGGTGGTGGCATAGGAACAGGGGCTGTTATAAAATGTGTTGCGATTGGTAACTATGCTATGGATGCCGCTGTAGGTGTTGGGGCAAGTGGAAGTGTTGCAATAGGATATAGTGCCTTGGGTGCGATTGAGAGTGGAGAATTTAATACAGCTGTCGGCTTTGAATCATTAAAGACCGAAAATCAGGGCGATAAAAATACAGCGATTGGATACCAAGCATTGACTACACAAGATACCGCATCGAATGTTGGTGAGAATACTGCTGTGGGATACCAATCTGGCGATGTCATTACAACGGGCGTACAAAATACAATTATTGGTGCTGGCTCAGACCCATCGGCTAATAGTGGAACAAATCAAACAGTAGTCGGATACGCCACAACAGGCGTAGCAGATAACTCAGTAACGCTTGGTAATGCTTCTGTAACTGATGTTTATATGTCTCAAGATTCAGGTGCATATGTTCACTCTCAAAATGTACCTAACCATGTAGCGAATACAATGTCATCTCCTTATTATCGGTTTGATGGGGTGGATGATAAGGTAGAAGTCGCAGATAACGCTAATCTTGATTTTGCTACAAATGATTTTACTACAGAAGCATTAGTACGAATACCATCTGTTGGTGCTAATAAAACCATTTTAGGTAAAATAGACCATACAAATTCTGCATTAGAAGGCTATTCAATGGAAGTTGGTGCTAATGACAAACTGGCTGGAAGAATAGTTGGAAATAATACAAGAGTTTTAATTGCAGAAAGTAGCAAAACAATAGCAGATGGTCTTTGGCATCACGTTTGTATAACATTCGATAGAAGTGCAAGTGCTACTGTTTATGTAGATGGAGTAGCAGATGGAACAACTACTATCTCAGGAGCTTCAGGAGATGCTTCTAATAGCTATCCTTTTCAAATTGGAACTAACGACCAAGAATCAAACTTTGCTGAAATGGAAGTTAATCACGCAAGAGTATTTAATAATTTATTAACAGCCACCGAAGTAAAAGAACTCTACTCTGGTGCATCAGTACCTTTTAAATATAAAGGTGCGAATCAGACTGCACTGATTACGGGAGACAATTCAACCTTTGCAAGTGGGCTTGGAGACTGGGTTTCTGGAAGTAATTGGAATAGTCAAACAAATCCGTCCAACAATATGGTTTTAACGGCTAACGCATCAGACCAGCGGTGTTATCTATCACCTGCACAGGCAAACCTTGAAATTGGAAAACGATACAGATTTGTTTACGATGCTACATCAATTACAGGAACAGTTACATTAATTGCGTGGACAGGTGCGTATACTACATTAGGGACTTTCGAGGCTGGCACAGGAAAATCAATCGAGTTTACAGCTCCATATGGTCTTGATACTATTGGGATAGGAGTTAAAGCTACATCGAGTGGAGATGCTATAACTTTAGATAATCTATTTCTCACCCAAATCGGTGCAGTCGCAGAATACGATGGGTCTGGAGTAGCAAGTGATAAATGGTTTGATAAGTCAGGTAATGATTTACATGGTACTGTAACTGGTGCATCTGTAGAAAACGCTCCAAGTGGTGAAGATGATGGATTGGTTTATGAGACGGGGACTTGGGATGGTGTGATTTCTGATGGTACAACTCCTATGACGATGAACGGATCTGCGGATACTGGGTATTATACGAGAGTTGGAAATTTGGTTACTGTCACTGGTTTTTTTGCAACCACCGACCTTCAAGGTTTGTCAAGCGAAACTATTAGATTGACGGGTCTTCCGTTTACCATTGCTAATGATAATGCGGCTTACTTTGGGGGAGGGGCTCGTTGTGATGGTTTGGCTATCACAGCGGGACATTCAGTCAACTATCATGGACAGATTAACACTACCTATATAAATCTAAATGTCTGGGATGCTACGACAGGAGCATCGGCTATGACAGCCTCTGAATGGTCTGCTGATGGAAATATTATGATAAGTGTCTCTTATCGAGTGGCATAATTCAATACTATATGGATATATAGTTGGAAACGAATAACAAACAAAGGAGTCAAAAATGGCTTTAGAAAAAGTAATAGAAGTAGATAAAATAGAAGTTGTTGGCGAATACTCAATACAAGTTCGCCAAGCAACAAAGGTAATGGATGATGGTAAGCAGATTGGTGGTGTTAGCTATCATCGGCACGTTGTACATCCAAACTCTATTCTTACATCAGAAGATGCAAAGGTAAAGAAAGTTGCTGAAGCATTATGGGGTAATGATGAAAAAGAAGCATACTATGTTTCTCAAAATGGACACCCAAGTGGTGAACCAGCAGATAGTTGGACAGTTGCACAGCTACAAAAATATTTAAGTAAACATAGCGTAGAATACAAAGATAGTGATGCTAAATCTGCATTGCTAACTAAAGCAAAAGCAAAATACGCTGAATAACTAACACAAGGAGTCAAACAATGGCTAAAGACAAAAAAGAAAAGCCAGTCTTGAATCTCGATGGAGAAGAGTACATTATCGAGGATATGACTGATTCACAAAGAGAACTTGCAGGTGAGGTTGCGTTAAACCAAGACCATGTAAGGGATGTACAAAACAAGCTGAATACAAATGCTTTCATGCGACAACAATTAATCGAGTGTGAAAAGGTATTTGTAGAGAAGTTTCAAAAAGGTTTAGCAGAGCTTAAGAAAGCCTTAGAACCTGAAGTAATTGAGGCTGAAGTAGAAGCATGATGTTAATATCACTCATTCTAATTGCATCCGCTCTATTGACATACTTGGTAGTATGGGAAGGATACAATAGAAGATGATTGTAAGAAGGTGTAGTCAGGGTCATCGAGTAAGGCTCCATAGAAATACAACCCCGAGTGCGACTCGTGTAAAGACATACCCAGATGGGTCTACTGAGACTCTGACTTATCCTTCGTCTTATGATTATTTTGTAGATGTAGATGGAACTGTAGCAAAGAAAAGTAATAGTTTTAAAGTTGCAGAAGAATACTATGTATCAGAGTGTGCAAAGAAGCATGGTGATGGACATGGACGATTGATAGTAGGAGGTCATCATGTAATTAATGGTGTTGCTACGAGTCAATCAGATTATCCTACTATGGATAATACCAAAGCAGAAATAAAAGATTTTTATGATAAGCGTGGAATCTCGTATGGTTCCAGCGAAACTAAATCAGAACTTCTATCACGTATTACAGGTGTTGTATATCGTGGCGTGAGTGAAGTATCTAAACATGTGAGGGTATAATATGAGAACATTTATAACAGCAATGATGGTATGTACATTGTCGGCAGATGTTGATAGTGTGAATGTAGCATCTCCAGAATACGTCATCGAGGATCATCCAACTTATGTTGCAGATGCAGATGTAAAGAAGAAAAAGAAGAAGGGCAAGAAGATAGTTGGTAAGGGTAAAAAGAAGAAAAAAGGCTTTTTCTCAAAGGTATTTGGCTCTAAGTAATGAATAGCCCACTAGCAAAATTGGTATCTTGGCAGTTGTCTACTGGTCAATTAGATCATTGGACATCTTATCATATTGCCGCAGGTGCATTTCTATGTAAGATATTTCAATGGTTGCACTGGAGTGATTTCTGGTGTGTGATGGGTGTATTCATCATTGGTGTCTTATGGGAAATATTTGAATGGATCGTAGAGAATTATGGCCCGTATAAAACAAAAGAGAAATGGGCCTATAACACAGCATCTGACCTAATAGTGGAAACTGCCATTGCTTGGTGGATGGTAATATAGGAGACAGTAATGCCAAAAGGATTATATAAATACACTGCGGCTGAGGCTTTATCGTTAGCGATAGGGCAGAATGGATTTGATGTAATAGCGGAGCATGACACGAATACGGTTACTCCCGATACGGGTGCTTGGGTAGCGATACAGGCGTTAGGCAAGGGTGGTGGTGATGCCGCTGTTGAGTTCCTGCAACTGAAGGTAACATCAAATATTGGTGACAGTATCACAAGTTGGTTCTACATGGTTCCGGGTGAAATACTATATGGTAGCTTTAGCGGGATCATTAATCATACAAATTCTTCAGCAACGTGCATCGCTTACAGAGGGTAAGGAGAATAGAGAGGCTCAAGAGGAGACTCGGTGTTGCCAAGCCCACATTAATAGAAAGGGTGAAGAGTTGGTTTAAAACAAAATGGGAGTATTTATGGACTGGGAAATAAGCACATCTTATGGTATTGCTGTTAAGTATGTTTATATTGGCTGATATGGATGACGATCTTGTAAAAGACTTTATTAAGGTCACTGGAGTGGTTTGGCTTATTCTTGTGGCTTTTTTATTTATATCTTTTTTGAGTGGGTGTGATTCTGGTTGGTCTATCGTCGGTTGGGAGGTTAAGTGAGTGAAAAGCCTGATACCGCTAGAAGTTATCGTGCCACTGTACTTGATGACAATGCTATTGTTAGTATTAATCTCAAGTGGCTTGGTCAAATTGCCGTTCTTATCGGAATGTTGGTCTATGGTTATTGGCAGGTTGAAATTCGGATTAGAAGTCTTGAAGATAAAGTTACTCTTGCTGATGAACAGATTGGGAATCTACTTAGCAAACATATCGTGGAGGAAAGGGTTGAGCGAGAAGAGTTGGCAGAGAAAGTAGCATTTTATGAAAAGGAATTTAATATTAACCCACTTAGCTGGGGCAAGAAGAAGAAAGGTAAGAAGTAAATGGGTAGTGTGTCTAACCATTTAAAATGTGCGAATTGTGCTACATTTGTTGACAAATGTCAACTACGAAGTATGAAAATAGGATAACCAAATTACAAGGTAAAATGAAGAAGAAATGACAATGTTAATTTATACATTGGATTTATCAATTGATGAATTGCAGGAATTAACTATTTGTTTTTGGGAAAATAAAGCATTCAATCCTTTAATCATAATGGCGGAGGCATAATGGATTTCATGGCATTATATGGCGAAGCTGGAATGATAGGCGTAGTGGGTGCTATGTTTGTGTATTTGGTAGTGTCGCTTTCTAATAAGTCAGCACAACAACAAGAGACGCTAGAAAATTTAAAGATAGAGAACAAGGGTCAAAGTGAAACTCTTGAAAACATGGAGGGTATGATCATAAAGCTTATTGGTAGATGGAATCAATCGGATGATAAATTAGATCGTAAATTTGATGCCATGACAAAGGAGATAAATGACCTTGATAACCAAGTATCAGAACTTAAAGGCTCTATGAGCAGAATCAATGGGCGGCATTAAAGTAGATATGAAATTTGTATTTAATGTGATAAGCTTATTGGGTGCAATAGGATGGGGTTGGTATCAAATGGAATTAAGAATTACTGCATTAGAGATGAAAATTGAACATAACGAAAAAATAGCATTACTTAGAGATGAGATAATAGATATAAAGAATAAATAAAATGAATTATGAACCAATAGATAAATACAGACTTGATATAAAAGAAAGATTAGCTTCCATAGAAACTATATTGAATAGGGAACTGCCAGATATTAAAGAGCAGTTGAAACTTTCTAATGGTAGGACAAGGTCGCTTGAGAACTGGCGTAGTTATATGTTAGGTGGGATGGCTTTATTAACATTTTTATTTGGAATTTTAAAATAAGGAGAAAAACATGGATATTAAATCAATGTTAATCAAACTTGCTGAACAGCAAGCAGAAAAAATGCAAGAAGAAGCCGTTAAGCATTTAGGCTCAGATGAAATGACTGAAAAGATCGCTAGTGCGATTAATAAGCGGATCGACATTCCATTCGTGTCTGAAGATAAAGAACAGGTATTCTTTGAGAAAATAGTAGATGTTGTGACAGATATATTGGAAGGCGTCTTCAAAGGTAAGTAATGCCAAAGCAGTTGTACAAGCTCAATGACTTCAGTGGTGGTTTGAACACTCTCAGGGACGGTGCTGATATAGCCGACAGTGAAGTTCAAACAGCTCAGAATGTAATGTTCAATGTGTATGGCGGTATTCAACCGTCATACTCATTGGCCCAGACAGCTAATAAGATCTCTGCATACCAAGCTGATGAGATAACAGACATAGAGCCGGGATATGGGTTGGGCTATTTTGAGACAGATCATGTAAGAGACCCTGTAACAGTCGCCCAAACAAGCTCTATTGCGGGGGACGATGATACCGAAGGTTCTGCAACTGGATTCATAGCAAGAACGAATGGTGGTTTACTTAGGGAGTTAGAATACAAAATTAGTGGTACTCAACAAAACTTAGCATCCTCATTCCCGGTAGGTACATTAGTGCAGATGACTGCCAGTACCTTTCCTGCTAATGGTATTGACAGTTCGGCTCAAGGTCTTTATCATGTGGTGGATACTAATAGCAATAATATCGTTTTTGACAGGGCGATTCCCATTGCTGTTGAAAGCCCTCCTCAAGTATTTTGGGGAGCTACACTAAAGGGATTTTCTTTTGGTGACTCTTTGATACTGGTAGCGAATCCTGCCGCTAACGACATTGATGTGTTCTCAACCGGAGCAAACAACTACACACATAACACTATTGTCCTAAGATCCTCTGCTTCGACCATAGCATCTAAGGTTAAGTATTACAGGGTTGAAGATGCGATACGTTGTTGCGACACCGCTGATACAAATGATTGCAAGATACAGTGGTATGGCTGGGTACAGAGAAGGCACTTTAGTGGGGCGAATAACACTGAAGACAGTAATTCCTATATGGCGTATTATGCAAATGATAACACCCTTGACCCACCTACGGATGGGACAATAGCTTCAACCTCTGGGACAGCTGGGGCATTGGCTAGTTATCAAAAAATACAAGAGAGCGATTCTTCTGCGGCTATTTCACTAACCGCTGGAGGCGGTTTTAATATAGCCGTGGCTACCGAAACAGATGAAGATGGATTAATAGAGCGGGGCACGTATGAATTTGCTCAAACTTTTATATATGACGATAATCAAGAGTCTCTTCCTTTAGCCTATACAGACACACACGCAGTTTCAGAGGATGTTGAGTTTAAGTCTTTATCTTTGAACGTAGCAACTGTCGGGCCTTTTGATGAAAGAATATCGGGGGGTAGGATCTATATAAGAAAGAAAGGTGTAGATTCAGAATATATTATGTTATTAGATATTCATTTGGGTAAGGGTTGTAGAACAAAGCTCTCCGATGAGTACACCGATTGGGATAATCCAAGAGAGTCCTTAACTGGAAATACAACAGACGGCAATGCAAATATTACAAATACATCTAATGACCTTGCTGTAGTGGGGATGTCTATTTCGGGAACTGGAATCCCTTTAGGGGCGACTATTACAGCGGCTAATAACACTTCTAATGTTATAACTATCTCTGACAACGCCACAGCAGATGGCACAGGTGTTACGCTAACACTTACGGGTAGTTTTTATTCATGCCCAGACCGATTGGTGGCTAATAATTTTAGAGTCACTGAACTAGGATATATAACCTATGAGGTCATCAATGGTTTTTCATCTAGTGTGTTTAGTAATGCTTTAGGAGACCAAGGGGAGCACTGGAAAGATGTAGTGGTCTCTAACAATAGGGTCTTTGTATGTAATGTTACGATAAAGGATGAGGAGACGGGTTCTACCAAAGCGGAGGCTACTGTAAAATCATATCCAGATAGGATCATGTACTCTATGCCAAACAGGTATGATACATTTCCATCTCATAACTTTATAGAAGCGGCAAAGGGTGACGCTGATGTATACATTGCCATAGAAGCTTATGCTGATAGGCTACTTGCCTACAAGAGATATAGTGTGGATATTATCAATATAGCAGGGAATGACCGTGATTGGTTCTTAGAAGAGAGTAGGCAATATCAAGGGGTGGCACACCCAGAGGCTGTAAAAAGAACTCAGTATGGTCTAGTCTGGGCAAATGAACAAGGTTTGTTTTTGTATAATGGCTCTAATATAACCAACCTAAAGGAGAACAAGATAGATGATTTTACTTGGGCTACACATGTGAGTCCACTTTCTTCGATCATATATGATCAACGAGAGTCAATGGTCTTTGTTGTAGCGAATATGAGCAATAATGGTGATGCATATATGTGCGATCTAAAAAAGGGGAATTTTACATTTATAAAAGATTTTATATTAGACGCTAATGACGGTATCACGAACTCTGTTGATGCGGAGACAGAGAGAACCTATATCGGTCACGACTCTGCAAGTGCTGTTGATATATACCAGATCAAGCGTGATGTCATAGCTACCACAAATACAAAATTCAGGACTAGGGACATTGATTTTGGAAACCCTGCACAGGTAAAGAAGATATACGCTGTACATCTTACCTATAAATCAGATGTTGCTCTTACTAACTTATTTACAATAGTAGAGGATGACAATACATCAACAGCATTGGCTGGAACTATATCCGCTTCTGCTAGTAACTGGGCAAAGGTAAAGATAACCCCGTCATCCCCAATAACGTGTAACAAGGCATCGCTCAATTTAGACACGTCATCTACCTCTGCTAAGGTCTATATCAATGACATATCCATAGAATATAGGGCTTTATATAGAAAGGGTACATAATGGATAGGGTCAGTCGTTCCATTACCAATAAAAAACAAGATAAGATACGAGTGGTGGAGACCCAACCATCCATTCAATCAATGAGGGAGGGAGAAGAGGTCTTATTCTTTGATCGTAGGGGTGTTCTTATAAGATATAGAAAGGAGAGAGGTAGATTGTGGCGTTCTGACATGAGTAGGAATAGTGATAGTATCGTAGAGGGGAGGTCAAATTCTTCGAGGCTTGAGTATAGATCGACCTTTGTGGATTATCGTGCATTCTCTCATAACTTTTCTGATGACCTAGATGACAGTAAACACTACCTGCCTTGGTTTAACGATACAGAATTTGGGTCGCTTAGGACTGGTCAAGGATACCTTGCCCCATTTAAAATGACCTGCCATAAGTTAATATTTAAACCTCCTAACCTCGATGACAACACTGATGATATTGTATTTGCCATAGAGAAGAAAGATGATGGCGATGACACAACTGATGCTTTATGTAACTACACATATTCAACAACATTCGTAGACCATACGGCAATAACGATAAATCAATCAGATTGGAGTGCAACACCAACAGTTGATGCTGGAGATGTTGTGGCTCTTGCTATAACACCATCTCATGCTGATATGGTAACAAGTTCAAAAGCTTTTTGGGTCACTTCGGTCTGGAAGGTCATTGTGAGAATATAATCTTTATATTGTGATAAAAGTTTTATTAAATTCAAAGGAATTATAGTATGATCAAATACTCTTCTCCACCAAAAGAACACACCGTCAGGACATCCGGGCCTAAGCCATATAATTATAACACAGGTAGGGCTGGCACTTTATTGACCATGATGCAAACTGGCGATAGTGTGTCACCTGCATATAAAAAAAGTTTTAGCCCGAAGAGAACTCCGGGTGCCGCCTTATTGGCGAGGGCACTACAAGGTCAAAAAGACCGCAGTTTATTAGAAGACTATGAAAGACAAGAGGCCGAAAGGCAGGGGAAGGGTGGCCTTTGGGGTTCTATATTAGGAACGGTTGGTGGCTTAGCGGGGGGCATGTTAGGTGGTGCTCCGGGTGCGGCTATTGGTCAAGGACTTGGTACTGGGTTAGGTGAAAAGTTTGGTGCTGGAAAGGCAAAAGATTATGATAAAAGTGGTACTGTATACTCCCAAGAATCTTTTGAGGATATAAACAGGGCTAGTGATGAGTACCAGAGTGGTATAGTAGGTCGTGCAGGAATGGCTGGGGTAAAGGCTGGCCTTACAGCGGGGCTTACTCCCGGCGGTGGTATATATGGTGAATACAACCCTCTCACTAAGCAAGGATGGCAAAGTTTTGGCAAACTTGCCGCTGGTAAGGGGGTGACCGGCTATGGTTCGCCGGAAAATATATTTAGTTTCGCTGATCCGCAATACGCTAGTGCTACAGCTGGCAAAATATCGGGGCCCATAACAGGAAGTGCTCAAGGATATTCACCACTACCCTCACTTTCTGAAATTATTGGTAATGTGTTTACGAGAGGTAAAGGCCTTCAAGATGGTGGTCTTATCGGTATGCAGACTGGAGGATTAACAGCACAATCTGTTTTACAAGAGCAGGGCTTGACAGCGACCCCTGATCAACTGGCCCTATTTGAAGCATTTGATCCTTACGATATTATAAAAGCAAGGAAGGAAATAGGACAGGCGGTATCTGATACAACGGGTGGGGGTATTTCTAGCGTAGATACGGGATTTGGTGCATCACAGGGGTCATTGATGGAAATGCTTGAAAAGGGTGAGGAATCCTATCAAGACACGATCTCATCAGAGCAAAAAGAGTTCGCATCTCAAACATTAGGAACTGCCGCAGATATTGTTGCAGGTGGTGGTAATATTGCTGGATATAAGCACATTAACGCACCTAAAAACCCCAATCTTAACGATACTTATTCTAGGGGTTCTGAAAAATATTATTGGGACGGTAGTCAATGGAAACTTGTTGTTGACTACAATCAGCAATCTGACTCAGACGATTATCAAAGCGACATGAACTTAAAAGAGAATATTAACCTAACCGGTTTGTCTGATAGTGGTATCAACATATATACGTTTGAATATAAAGATAAGAAATATGGTGAAGGTGTGTATCGGGGTGTCATGGCACAAGAGGTTCCTTGGGCATCCTTTGAAGCTGATAATGGATATCTTGCTGTAGACTATAGCAAGGTTGATGTAGACTTTGAACAGGTAGTATAATGGCTAACGGCCCTAGAACGATATACAGTAGAAGACAGCGTCTGGCTCCCGGTCAGTACGACACACCATTTGCTGACTTCCTAGATAACCTACCCGGTTACGTTAATCAATTCCAACAGAATCAATTAGCCCTTGGCAGACAACAGCTAGAAGAAAAAAGGTATCGGGATTCTGTAGATAGACAAGAAAGGAAAGACGAAGAGGTTAGAGATCAAAGAAATATTGATAATTTAAAATGGGTTCAACTTCAAAAAGAGAAAAAAGCGGATAAGGCTAGTCAGTACCTAGACAACCTTGAAAAGAAGAAGCGTGAAGAGTATGAGGGCGTGCTGGAAGGGATTTCAAAATATGACTACGGAGCTAAAGAAAAAACAGCAAGGGCTTTTGGCTATGACACTGAAGCTCAAAATTATAATTCATTAGCGGACAGTCAATTTGATAATTTGGTTTCCAGTAGGGAAAAAATTGATAAAATTAAAAGTCTTTCGTCAACAGGTACTTATTATGATGCAAATCCGATAATGCAATCTTTTTCTCCTAGCGAAATTAACGAATTGAAAGAAAGAGACCCTTTGTATTACGCTGATTTTATAAAGGCAAGAAATCTATTTTCAGAACAAGAAAAAACCGGTATGCGTGCTATGCCTAAAGACGTATCTAGTAGGCTTTCTCAAGTGAATAGTGTTATACTAAATACAGAAACAAAACTAATTGATGCTTATAGAGATATGGGTTATGACGTTAGGGCAATGCAAGAGGCTATGGCTAAGGGTGAGGATTATCAGTTGCCGGAAGTCGTTAAGGAGACAATGAAATTAACAGGGGGCGACCTTAGTAAGGTCACAAGTCTTAATAGAGATTTGGAAAATTACCGTACCGTTAGGAACAATATTCAATCGCAATATAAAATTGTGCCGCCTAAACCAAAAGAAGGCGAAGATGCTAAGATGATAAAGATGCCTGATGGTACAATGGTACCTGCGATGTGGGCAGAAACAGCCGGAGATGAGGTGCCTTTTGGTATTGCTAGACCTGATTACGATCCAGCCGAGGTGGTTAAGGTGCCAGAGACGGTCAGTGAAGCAATAGATGAAGAAGATAGAATAAATGCTATGTATATATTGGCATCTGCACCAGAAGATTCCTCTGAGTACAAAACAGCAGAGCAGAAAATAGAAGCTTTTAATCGGTTTAAAGAGAAAGAGAGCTTTGCACATGAAAAAGCTCTTGAGCCTACGCTTAGAGAGAGGATGAGTTTGGTTGGTAAGGAAAAAGCTGAAGAAAAAGCTCGTGGAGAGACAAGCTCAGTTAAGTTTGGTATTGGCCCTGAAGCAAAAATTTTTAAATTACCAACAAGAGAAAGGTCTCCAGAGTATTACGATAAGGTATTGCCTAATTTAACTAAGCGTACAGCGAGTTTGTCACGCCAACACACGTTAAACCCAACAGAGGCAAACAAGGTTTTAGAAAAGGAAGATGAGGTAGTTACTAATTTGCAGTTAGCCATTGATTCAATGCCTAACACAAAAAAATATGGAAAGATAAAACAAAAGTATAAAGATACTCTAAAGAAATATTTGCATTCATGGGAATACCAAGGGGCCTTTAAGGGCAAGAGAGTTGTGGGTACCCGATATGACCCTCGTACTGGTATGAGTTTTATACCAAAGGAAGGTGAATTAGAAAAAATATACGCTGAATTAAAGAATGTTAAAAGTGGAGCCCCTAGCCGTCTCTATATAAAAGACATATTAAATATTGGTGGGGCAATGGCTAGTCCAACTGGTGAGATTGGAATAACCCCACAGCCTATTCAGTTGTTTGAATAGTGTGTTATGCCTGAATCAACGAGTAAATATTCGTATTACGAAAATCTTATCAATGGTTTGTCAGGCGATCTTGATGATCCCTCTATTCAAAAACTACAGAACACAGGTGATTATTTAGAAGAGGCTTCTAATTACGACAATAACCTGTTTGACCCGAATGCCTTTCTTACTGCCTACAAAGAAAGAGAATCTGATTTTAAACAATCAAAAGAAGATGGTGATCTATATGGTTTCATACCCGGTGATTGGCTACCCGACTGGGTAAAGGCGGGATACAATCAAAGCCTTACTGGCTTAGCTGAGCAGATAGCAACTGGCGATGCCAGATTTGACCTTTCAGGCTATGAGCCCGGTATGCTTGGAGACATCGGTGCTACTGTTATTTCTTTTTTACAACCCTTAGATATAGTTACAATGATAGGTACGGGTGGTGTTGGTGGTTTAGCCGCTAAGTCAGCCACAAAAGCCGCAGTTAAAAAAGCGGTACAGCAAGGGGTTGGTAAGGGAGTTGCTGTTAGTGATGACCTTGTAAAATCTATCATGGGAGAAAATATAGTTGTTAGCACTGGTAAGACACTTGCTAAAAAAGGAAAAGGTATGCCCGTTAGGGTTACAACCAATCCACTTGATGAGGCAAAGAGAAGGCTTACTATGAATGGTTTGAGTGCTAAGAAGGCTAGTGATATAATTGACAACGCCGCACCAAAGGTATTAAATCAAGCGTTCCAAGCGGCGGCTGTAGGAGGTACTCAATTAGGGTTCTATAGTGGATTACAATCAAGTCTTGGGCAGATAGCAGATCCAGAACAAGAGTTTGATTTATTAATGAATATTAAAAACGCATCTAAGGGTGCTGTTCTTGGTGCTGTCACCGGGGCTACTGGCCCTGTAGTAAAAACAGCGTTAAAAGGATTAAGTCCTGTTACGCAAACATTAGCGGCTAAGGCCGTAGAGACTGCTGAATTTGGTACGATAGCACCTATTATGGAAGGTGAACTACCTACCCCTGAAGACTATGCACATGCGGCGGGTGTCATAGGGGCTCTAGGTGCACAAAGATACGCTAGTGGCAAACTAATTAAGGGGTATAAAAAAATTACACAAGCCAAGAAAGATGTGAAACTTGGTTTAGATGAGGGAGCTAGGATATTAGGTCAGATCGAGACCGACATGAAAATACAACCCAATGAGGTATTTACTGCGAGGGATGGAACAAAGGTTAGAGACGTTCGCTTTGATACTAGAACAACGACGAAAGAGCAAAAAACAACGGGGATAGGAACAGAGAAGACCACCTTGATTGAAGACATAGTGAAGCTTAAAGATCTTGAAACTGGAAAAGAATTAAACCCTATTAAATTTAGCACTTTTCAACAAAAAGGGTTTACTAGGGGAGGCAAGGGTAGCCCGGCAGAGCTTACAAAAAGAAGGGTGAATGGAATATTTGAGATAAGAAAAAACTTAAATATGAACGATGCTACTTTTCAAGATAGGGCTGGTGTTATTACAAAAAAAGATTTAAGAGGGCAAAGCCCAAAGCGTATTGTTAAAAATATGACACCTATTGAACAGCTTAAAATGTTAAATCAGATGAGGCACGAAACTAGGGTTATTAAGTTAAGAGAGAGAATAAAGAGCGGTGGTTGGGAAACAACAATGGTTCCCGATAAACTGCTGTCTGATTACCATAAAATAAAATTCCTTGACAGGTCTGGAAAAAGATTACAAACACAATTTTCTGCGGATGTGCAAAACAGAGTAAATAACGCAGATGCTAGATACTTTACTTTGTTAGGTCAAATGAGCAGGAGATTTACAGAATTAGGTCTTGAATCTTCTGGTATGGCAAAAGCAAAACAAGTCGTTAGTACCAAAGCAAAAGAAAAAGCTACACAAGAAGCTATTGAGTTAGGTAGGAAGTTACAAGACCCTAACTTTGTTAATGACCCAAAGGTGAGAGAGTATAGAAAAACGCTTGATGATATGTGGGATATAGCAAGAAAAGCAGGTGTAGATCTTGGGCCTAAAGAAGAGCTTTACTTTCCTAGGATCATAAAAGAGGATTATTTAAAAGCCCTTTCTGGGGACATAGCAAAATTGCGAGATCAAAACCCTCAGTTATTTAATGAAAATGCGATGTACAATAAACCAGAATTTCAAAAGGTTGTTGGAGATATTGTTTCAAAAGGAAAGCTTTCTAACGAGACCTTAGATGTTATTTATGACATGGCAGGGATTAGAAGAGACCTTGCTAGGGAACAGGTTCCTGATTTCAATTTAAAAGTTTCCCAAGCGTTTAAGAGGTTAAACACTACTGTTAATTCACAGTATCATAATATTGCAAGTCATTTGGAAATAGCTAGGAAGGCAAAGGATTTACCTGAACGTATGCTTGAAACAGATGCTAGGATAGTTCTCGCTAAGTATGCCCACCAGTGGGCTAGAAGAGTTTCAAGTGTAGAACAATTTGGAAACAGGGGTGAGTTTTGGCAACGGTCAATTAGTGGATTGCGAGAGTTAGCACAAAACAAAAATAATAAATATAGCGACAAAGAAGTAAAAGTTTTTAAAGAAGAAGCGAATGTCCTTGATAAGATATATAAAGTCTATACCAACAACATAGAGCTTGACCCTTCTCATAACTGGAAAAGCCCCACAGTTAGAAGGGTCTGGAATGAAATAGTAGATTTTGAGATAGGTTCTAAGATAGGGCTTGGCTTTGCTACAGTTCCAAACCTTACACAGTTATCAATATCCACCGCTGTTAAAACTGGCTATTACCCAGTAGTAAAGGGGATGTATAAGTTAATGACATCTTCAGAGTACAGGAAACTTATAAAAGAATCTGGTGTTACAAATATATCTTTATATGAGTCTTTGGCTGGCTTAAAACCTAGTGATACATTTTTTAATAAGTTTGCTGAGGGGGCAACATGGTTATCTGGATTTAAAAAGATAAACGAAATAAATCAGTTAGTATCTTCTGCGGCGGCTAAGGAATGGATAGACATGTTACAGCCGATAGCACAGGGTAAGGGCACTGGAAAGTTTAAAGCAAGGCAGAATTGGGCTAGGCAGAATTTGAGAGACCTAGGTCTTTTAGATATTAATAAAATAACTGATCGTCAGAAAGCAGAGTCCATGTATAAGTTTGCAAGGGATACACAGTTACAAAGAAATATACTTCAAGAACCACTGGTCTTTAATGACCCAAGGTTCAGACCTATTTTTCTGTTTAAGAAATTTGGATACAAGCAGTTTAACTGGATAAGAGGACAGCTTGGAGCTGAGTTAAAAATGGGAAATGTGTTTCCTATGCTACGTTTGGCTTCTGCTGGGTTATTTGGAGGAGAGTTTGTTTCTATGGCACGGGATAAGTTAGCAGAGTTTTATGCGGGTCAAGAGGTGTATGATGAGAATGAATACTTTTTAGATTATGGTGGTATAAAAGATGTAGCGTTTGGAGACAGGAAACTTAACTCATTAATTAAAACAGATAGAATGACATGGGGTGATGTGCTTGATAGATTTGCATCTGTAGGTGCCTTTGGTATTGCTATGGATGTAGTGGCGGCTGAAAATACCATAAGGGCTTTGGAGTTCGCAGGTAAACCGGCTTTTGCTCAAGACTTTGATAAGATATGGACAGCGATGACAAGGACACATGAGAACATTAAGGATTATGGTGGGATTGGTGCATTAAAACGGATGCCAAAATACATTGCTCCTGTGTTTGGTACTGTTCCTAGAAGATTAGCGGAGCGTATAGAACCAGTAGGTCAGAGACAATCCTATGTTAAATACCGAAAGGGATTAGCTCGCTCAAAAATATTAGATTATATAATAGAGGGTGATGACATAAGGGCAACTAGACTTATTAAAAATTGGAATAGTACATTTCCCATGAACCCTTTGTTGTATGATGATATATCTGTAGATGAGATCACAAAAAGAATTATACACAAAGTAAAGAAAAAGATCACGCCTTGATCTTAGCGTAACACTCTTCAGACCATTCTGGAAACCCATGCTTGTTCCAGAAGTCACCTAGTTTCTCCCAATACACTTGTGATGAGATAACCTTGTTTTGAACAGCCCTCATCAGATCTAATAATTCCTTAACCTTATCATCTTCCATAATTTTTTCTTCTACTGGGAACTCATCTAGTATATCCATTTATTTACCCCTTATTTCTAAGGCTTGTAGTTCTGATCTTTTATTCTTTGTATAGGTTGTCCGCTGGCTCTTTGTTAATTCCAACCAACAACTTGGAAGCGAGGAAACTCTAGTATCATATGAACCAGCAACCCCACAAAACTGTCTCTGCTTCCCATCAAAGTCTCTAATACGTGGATCATATGTGGCAAAACCACAGTGACCACACCTCTTACCTGTCTTTTCACAAATTTCAAACACTGACCTTAAAAAACCCCCTCTATTCTCCCGTATTTCGCTATAAAATAAATCTTTCGACATAGACATTGCCTAATTAAAATGTATTCAATAAGGGGGCCGTAGCCCCCTTATGATCTACAAGTCCTAGAAAGGGCTACCTTCCTTCTTATATGGATCTTTGAACTGCCCAGAGAGGTATCTTTCCCCTTTGTCGTTCTCATTTATCCACAAAGAAAAGTCTTGCTTCTCTCCATTCACCATTCCGTTCCCAGTATAGTCTGGTTTTTTATCGCCATCTTCTTTGTACTTGTTTTTCCACAGCTTGAAGCTGTTGTCTTTTGGTTTGTATTCAGCCATGCTGATCTCCTATTTATGAGATGGCCTAGTTCAGGTCTTCTTTTAGCCAACCAAAGGATATGCTTTCGTCATCCTTTAACCTACCACTAAGCCATCTCGTTTCTTTAATGTATTCCCTTTCTAATTCTCTCATTCTTTTATATGCGGGGCCACTCTGTTGTACTGTATTCTTTTTAAGTAACATCTTATATATACCTATTATCCCACGTTTTTTAAGAGCTCTTTGTTTTTTCATCCTCTGCAATCTCCTTCATTATGGATAATATATTAATAAAATATTCATAGTCTAATACAATATAGGGCTTACCCCTATCTTCTCTGATGACCACACCTTCCTCCTGCTTCTCAGGTTTTAGCCATTGTGCTATGCGAGTACGCCTCTTGCACCCGTAGTAATGGCCCTCTATCTCAATATCTCCTTGTTCGTGCTGTGCTCCACCTCTATCTCTATTATAAGCTTCAAGGTCTGCTTCTTTTGCCATGCGTACTGCCTGTCTCTGTAACTCGGCACCTCTTTGTCGTGCCCTTCTTCCCCTTCTCACATTCTTGGGATCTTTCATATTGCAAGCCTCATTCTATTATTCACTTTATTTACAAAACATTTTGAACAGCGTTTAAACAGTCTCTTGGAATCGCTCCAATGGGTCTCATCGCATTCTGGACATTCATATAAATATTCTATTATATCGTACCCTTCCTTGGTCTTCTTTCTTGTGGTCTTATACATCTTGAACCACCGAATCCTCAACAACCTGTTCTTTTCTATCTCTATTTATCATAGCATCATTCTCCTTGTCGAGCATCTGCCCATCAATTCTTTTCATATCTTTTAATAGTGCTTTATATCTTCCACGATAATTCGCAAGGTTGGGATTGTTCAATGCCATCTTTAAGGCATTTATATGAAGCTGAACCTCTTGCCTTGTGTATTTTATCTTTGCAGTACAGATATATTTATTCATATTAATTCTATTCCTTTCTTAAATGGTAGGTATGCATTCGTTCTAACCACGCTACCACCATTGATCGTCTTTTGTGTTCTTGTATTTCTTACGTCAAAGTCAAATAAAAAGTTCCCATGTTTATCTGTTATTTTCCAATACATCACAACCTTGTCCTTGATCAAGTATAAAAAACCAAGATAGGGAACTCGTAACATTTCTGAAAGTCGCTTACCATCCATGATCTTATCAAATGTCACAAGCCAAGAATCATACCTTCTCAGTTCCATAAGGCTTAGGTCTCTACACTTCGATTCAAATATTCCGGAGAGTTCACCATTGGTCACAACCATTCCATCAACCTTAGCATCCATGTTCTTGTCCGTCTCCACGATCTGAGAATTTGTTTTGTGTTTGTCGCACATGGTATGCCTTATTCTATCTAACATCTCTCTCTCATAAGCCAGAGAACTCTGTCCTTTTTTTGTTAAAATGTCCACTAGAATGGTACCGGAGAAGGGTCTATTAATTGTATTGTTCTTGCAATAGGATATCTGATCTCGGAATCAAGGTCATTCATAAATGTCTTCATTGAAACATCTATTAAGACACGGGCATCCTTTATATCGGGCAGATGAAGGTAGGGTAGTTGCCCACCCTGACCATCATCTTTACGGAGTTGCATTATAGAAAGAAATTTGGCAAAGCCCCAGTTCTTCCTATGCTCATATAGAAAGTCGTCTACCTTCTTATACCTGAACACACCATTGTCCTTGACCACGCATGACTCGTACTCAGGGTGTTCCTTTCCATCAACCTCATATTCAGGCTTGAACACATCTGCCACATACCTACCAAACCTAACATTATCAGATATGTCCATTCCTACAATGCGTGCTGTGTATCTACCAGAAGGCACCGACTTTCTAAGCTGACTGTCATCAGCAGGGTAATATGCATCTCCAATGTCAACCATTTCCTAGAAATGTTTCATTGTTCCTATCTTATCAAGACATACCTGAAGATTATCAAGGGTTATGTTCCCTTGCTTCAGTTGGTACAAGACCTTATTCTTATCTTTTTGCCCAAGTGTCTTTACTGCTAACTCTATGGTATTTTTAAGGTAGTCCTCATCGGTCTCCTTTATCTCCTCACCATCGAATTTCTCAACCACTGCATCTTTTAATTCACCATCGGTCAGGGGTTTACGTTCCTTAGCTTGTTCCAATATGGCATTAAGACCCTCATATCCGTGAATGATGAATTGAACCCATTGCTCTATTAACTTCGCATTCTCCTTGTTCAGTTCCATTCCCTTACTAAAGGCTTCGACAGCAACACCGTGCCTTATCTTACCTTCGGTTATCTTATCCCAATCGGGTTGTTGTTGATCACTCATTCTGATTCTCCTTTACTTTTTCTTTTAATGTCTTTTATTCTTGGAAGTCTAAAAGTATCTTTTTCATTTGGGTATATTTCATCCCTAAGCCCCACAGCTCTAAAGCGAAGCTTGTCTATCTCTTTTTCTAATGTGGTACTTATTATCCTTTTAGCATCTGTAGGGTCTCTCAACATCAGTAATTCCATAGGAATATTTGTAGCACAAGCAATAAATAAATCCTCATATGTTCTAATTAGTCTCTTTATTTCTTGATCTTTGTTTTTCACAGATCATCTCCTTTTTCTTTTAGTCCTCCACCGCATACCTGATAAAAATTGCAGTACTTGATGTTGCATTCCCATTTATATACAGGTGCAACCCCAAGTTCTATGGGCGGATTTCCTTTTTTAAATTTTTTATTTGCATCTTCCCAGTAGGCTTCGGCTTGTTTTATGTATGATGTTGATATGACCTTTTCCCTCATTCTGGAGTTGTCCTTATTATAATATAATAACGACAGTTTCTTCAGTTTGTTCCCATATTCTTTTTCATACCATAACCCATACGTCCCTAATTGTAGGTTGTAGTTCACTGGTACATCAGGATCTGGGTTCCTACCAAACAACCCTCTCCACTTCCACGCATTGCAAGTTTTGATATCATAAAGAGCATCATCCTCTATTACTATCATGTCTAAGAATCCTCTAACATTTAACTCAGGGATCCTTATCTCTCTCTCTATCATTATTTGAGACGCATTTAGACTGGCATAATCCATAAGTGCCTCTTGTATATCATTATGCACAAGGTCGCCTAGTCTAAAAAGCCTTAATGTGTTTTCGTCAACTGGGGTTGGTTTTACTTTTGCAATGTGTTGAAAATAATGTTTTCTCATACACATTCCAGAGGCCGACCCATGAAACCATTCCTCATTACCTTCGTATCTTTTTTTATAATGAAGGTCGTTCCCCTTTCGGAGCCAATCATCATATATTTTTTGTATGTCTAGCATTTATCTCTTTCCTTTAGTATGTGGGGAGGTCGGGGCAAACGAGATGTGTAGTTGTGGGCGGACTGGAAAACAAATGGAGTTTGAAAAACCAGTCCTGCGTTTGCCCCGATGTATCATTAATCTTGGTAGTCCAAGACCTCTTTGTCATCAGAGAATAGAGTGATCTCAATGGTCTCTCCAGACTCTGTCTTGACATACATGGTTCTAAAGTATTTATCTTGGGCCTTAGTAGATATAAATGTATTTGTCTCGTCTATCTTCACAGACTCTACGTTATGTATACTAACTTCCTGTCCTGTCCCTAGTTGTAGTTGCATCTCTTTCCCTTCCTTGTTGTTGTGAGGCCCATTTATCCAACTCTGTCAACTCCTCCGCCTCTGCTCTTGCAATATGGTCTAATGCACTTCTCATACCGCATATTTCAGCAAAGTAATAGTCATTATTAGGGTTGGTCTCCCAATGTTCCTCTATTCTCTTAATATCCTCTTTAATTTTGTACTTTAACTTGCTCAACACCATGAACATCTTCATCTCCTTTTATGTCGTATATGTCTCCAACGTCGTATGTGAATCCTGTATCTGGATCATACATTATGGGTACCCTAATGTGTTTTTCACCATTAAAACCTTGGTACTCGTAACGTATCTCAAGTTTATCTTTAAGCTCTTTATTTAATGTAGTTCTTTTCATATCGTACACCTATAACACCTATCCCCATCGTAAAGTTCCATCTTTTTTTGATGTTCTTCTAAAATGTCCTTTACGTCAATATTGTGATTTAATTCTCTTGCTGTCTTTATCTGATGACAATTCCTACATCTGACCTCACACTTTTCTATTTCCCTCTTGATCGTACTCCACTTATATCCATTGCGAACCATATAGCCAACGCCTGCCCCTCTCTGGTTCTTCACATTCTTCTTGATTCCTGTAACGTGGTCAAACTCCAGAACACGGGCATCTTTTACTCTACAATCAACACACCCATTTGCAAAGTACATCGTCAGCACCTTTTCATAATTAGCTCTTCTCATCTTGTATTTCCTCTTTCGATTCTTTTCAAGGAGGTATTTTTTGTTTTTCTTATACCAAGAGTCGTTGTGGTATTTCTTCTGACAAACAATACATTTGGTCTGTCTACCATCATGCTTTGATCTGTTGCGATAAAACTTATCAAGGGGTTTTTCTTTTTGGCATTGTCCACATCTCTTCCGCATACAACTACTCCATCTAAGTTATTGATTATCAGCATTCTATACCACCAAAATCTTTAACAATATCCTCACATAACTCCATAGGTAGCATTCCTCTTTCGTATGCCCCCTTTAATCCTTGAGTCCCTGTCTTACTTCCTCTTGGGGCTCTCTCATGGTGACAATCAGGATTTCCATTCTTACACATCGGTCTCGGATTCCACGATGTGCTGTTTGTCCAAATGTCTGTTGGCTTCATGCGTATGTCTCCGTACTGACAGAAACAAATGGTATTCCTGATCGGTAATCCCTGTACAACTGGCAACTTTCTCAGGAGTCCTCTTGGGTTCTCCATGTACCAGTGGTCTGGTTCAAAATATTCTATCATCTCCAATGCCTTCTTTACCATAGCCAATCCAATGTAGGCTTGTGATGTTTTTGGTATGTAGGCTCTGTGTCCACCTTGCCAATGATATCCAATGGACGCTACGCTAAAGGTCGTGCAAGGGGGTGAAGCCCATACCACATCGGGACTGAAGGGAATCTTTTGCGGAGTTAGATATAGCAGGTCTGCTACCATGTCTATCCCTTCGTTGTCAGCAATGTCAATGGTATAGGCCTCATGCCCATATTCTTTAGCCACCTTTGAGAAGGTGCAAGACCCTGCGAATAATTCTAATATTTTAATATCGAAGCCTCATTAATCTGTGTACTCAAGTGTGTTTCTCCA